CCACGCAATATTTTAGCTAATACATAAGAAATTTTAATATATTTTTGTGACCCTATATGGGTTCTGTAATAAATACCAAAAAGGTAAACTATTTCGGTGTTTCTATATCTTGCGAATTGTTCACTAGGTAATCTATTAACTTACCTGTATATTTCATGCGGCCTAAATGTGTTAATTCAATAGAAGGATCAGTCCAAATCTCACCATCCATATTTTGCCAATACCGACAAAAACCATAATCCTCAGATAAAAACCTTTGGTCTTCGTCTACATAAGAATTAAACAAAGCATAGCCGTATTTTCTTTCCTCTTCATTAAGTAATCCTGTATCATCCATATATTGCAATTCAGGATGCTGCTCAAACATTTTCTCAAATACGCTACGCTTTATTAACATAAAACCAGTCCCCGCATCATGAACAGATATTGCACCTTTATCAACACGAATTTTTGAATCAGCAAAGCGAACTGGATTTACAACAAATCTAATACTTGAGTCTAACAATTTGTCTGGCTCAACTCCATTCTTTACCGCATCTGAAACTTTATTCCAGTTGATATCCTTAATCGGATAAGCTCCTGTCATAATTTCTTTATCGTGCCATAACATTTTTAAAATGTCATCTGGACTAAAAGACAAATCCACATCAATAAACATTAAGTGTGTGTATTCTTTATTGGCCATGAATTTAGCAACTAGTTGATTTCTCGCCCGGCTAATCAAAGAGTCAGACAATGTGCTAACGGAAAACTTAAGACCAATCTCTTTAAAACCAATTGCCGTTTTTAAAAACGACATAAAAAATGGTTCTGTTAGTTGTTGATCATAGCAAGGCAAAGCAAAAAGCGGGTGCCAATTCTTTATTTCATCAGATGTAATTTCTATTTCTTGTTCTTCAGTTGTAAGCATAACAAATAGTATACACAAAAAAACCCCCCTGTGTTTCCACAAGGAGGCTTTATGTAACTATTAATTAATAATTATTTTGTAGTATTTTTTGTCTTAGTTTGAACGCCGGACACTTCTTTTGCATTAACAGTGTTTTCAGAAGATACATTTCCTGAAGCCTTGAAGAAAAGGCTACCGTCTGTTGCATCAAATCGGATAACAATATTGTAACCCAACTTCTTAGCCTGAGCACGAATACGCTGCTGCATTGAATTGTAAGCCTTACCTTTTTCAATTCCCTTAATGCAAAACTTATCACCAGTCTTAACTGATTCGTTAAGAGCTTCGATAATCATTTGCAATTCTTCTGACACTCTGCCTGAGCGAGAGATTTCTGGGAAGTTATCTACTTTTTGAATACTAATGGACATTTTAATTTTTTCCTTTTGTTGTATGGATTATGAGTAGGTCGCCCAACTCGTTGAAGATAACTATATCAGCACCGTAAGAGCAAAGATGCCCGTTTGAGGACTTTTTTAAAAAAATGTATTTCTTGATCCTATTGAGAATTAAAATGTCTCGGTATTAATTTTAGAATTTACTTGATCATTTTCATGAGTGTGTCCGTCTGCATTGCGTAACGCATTCTGCAACTTTTGTATTGCCAATCTACTTGCTGTTAATTCAAAATTTAAAGAAGAAATTTGCTTATTCAATTCTGCAACAATTTCTTCAAGGCTTACTTGAAGTTCTTGCTGTTGATTTATATGAGTTCTATCCATTTGTCCACCTCCTCCTTATTCATAGTGTTTACATCAATAAATTGCTGAGTTTCTTTATTATACAAATGTACGCTGCCAAACTCTTCAAATTCGTCATCCATTTCAAAAACTTTACTTGGCTCCAATATTTCAATTTCTATTTCTGAGTCCATTGCAATGTGATCCAAACAATTAAACACAGATCCGGCTAAAGCATCTGCCAAGTCTTTAGAACCAGTAGTAGGGTGATCAATTTTGTTATTTCCATATAGTCTTAATTTAAGAAGTTCTTCCTCAACTAATAGCTCATTCCAATAGCCTCTTAATCTCGTATCATACATACAGGACATTAACGTATCATAATCCGTCTTCTTAACGCTGTGGAAATCTGAATTAATTCCCATACTTCTTAAACTCTGAATCATTTCAATAGATTGCCAACGGTCAAATGTAACCAATGCAACATCAAATTTTCTATGCAAATCAACAATCATTTGCCTAATTGATGCAAAGTTAATTTCTGCACCAACAGTTGCTTCCCAAGAGTAAACTAAATCAACATTAATAATAGGTAATGTTTCAATACCCATTGATGTTTTAACCTCTTTAAAGCCGGCACAATGACTCATACAAAGAGCTGCCCTATCTCGTTTCAAAGCCAAGTCCACATGAATAAATCTAGTATGTCCATCACTATTATTAAACCAAGATTTAAAAGTTCCTTCTTCATTCATAGGGTCTTCCCTATACATAAACGCTTTCCTAACTTGATCTGCATCTCTAAAGTATGCATCTTCCATATTTGGAGGTTCACATTCAAATCTAGCCCTAGCCTGAATGGGATTACGAATGTATTCTGATTCTAATTGCTCTCTCTTAATCGTAGGATTAACTTCCCAAGTAGCTGCTTTCATTGACCAAGTTTTTGGCTCTTTATTATTCCTAGAATCAAAATATCTCTGCTGAATAAAGTCACCTTTATAGCGAGGGAAAGACAAAAGAATAACTTTACCGACTTCCGGAAAACGAGACATAACAGATAACTTACTCATGTTGTAAATAGCAGAAGCAGAACCTTTCGATCTTGTTTCACCTTTCAATTCCACATCAGTTTTAAAAGCTGCAATTTCATCCAGGATGATAGTCATAACTTCATAACCTTCCCAACCTTCACTTTCAGAGTGACCAGAAAAACATCTAACAGGTCTACTAAAGAAAAATATTTCAGAAACTCTAGGTTCAAATCCAACTTCATTAAAGAATGGAGAACCTAGCAATAAGTTCTTAAATGGTTCAAAGAATACTCTTTGCGCTTGTTGAGCGTTTACGGCGAGGTTTAGCAAGTCAATATAGACACCTTTAGCTTTACCGTAATAGCCAAGAGGATCCCTTAAGCAATGCATTAAGTAAGCTGTATAAGCCATTGATATACGAGCACAATGGTCTTTACCGGAACCTTTACCCAACATACAGATAACTTCATTGTCTGTATATTTATCATAATAATCAGATCCTTCTTGATCCCCCATCAAATGTTGTAGTGTAGTCTTTTTAAAAACCTGAGTTGAATGACGAACAATTTCTAATTGAATAGGCGATAATGGTGGTAATCCAAGGTAATGTTGATCTTGAACAAATTGTTCTATTGATACAGGTTCCATAGTGAATTCATCTTTGCTAAGCAATCTTTCAAAGTCAGCCAAATCTAGATTCATACCCATGAAATCAGACATCGTTTACACCTTTATGGGGGCCATTTTCCGTCTCAAATTGTGGAGCATTATCAACTATTTCTGCATCCACAATATCTTCATCTGTGCTTTTCATAATATCAAAAGCAACTGCCAACTCTCTCCTTACCTCATCTGCAATGTGAGGATATTTAGAAATAACATCACGCAAAATCTTAGATAGAATCTGGTTAACATTCTCAGCCTTTTGCATTCGGGCAATATAGTCATTATCACCAGAAACACCACTCATCAATTTGTGCAACTGGGCTTTCTTATTTGCAATTTCAGCAGCCAATTTAAGAGCCTGAATTCTTGCCGGAACCATTCCATGATCCGTTGCAATATTCACAGTCTCCCAAGCTTCTTTGCTTAATTGGTCAAACTCCTGTAATGCCTTAATAGTATTAAACTGAATTCTTTCCAGAAAGTAAGGGTCATCGTCAGCCTGTTTGTTAAGTATCTTCTTATACTCTTGGATGTATTCTTTTGCTTCATTTGTTTTTAATGATAGCAATGTTGCTATCTCGTGATATGAATATCCTTTGACAAAGAGAAGCCCGGCTTCCTCTATACTGCGTATTTTATCAACGATGCTTTTATTGCCTGCTGGCTCTATATTTGACATAATGTATAGTTTATCACACTAACACAGAAATAAAAGCAAAAAACCCCGCCGTAGCAGGGCTTTCCACTAATTACTATTTTTAATTAGAAACAACTCTGTAAATTGTGAGCTTATCGTTTTTTAAAAAGACGACTAAAGTTTCTTGGACTTTTGTTGGTGAATTCATATTTTAATGATACCATTCTTTGATTCGTTATTTGAGTGTTTGTTTTGTTTATATAAGGATTATTAATCCTCTTTAAAACCCAATTTATCATTATTATTTATAGCAAATGCTTCAAGTTGTTCATAATTATATCCATGCATCTTAGTGAATGTTAATCGATAGTTATACCATCCCCTAACGCCTTCCCAAAACCTTTGTTCAGTTTCAGCTGCTAGGTCGGTTAGTTCTTCACTTGTTAAAAGAAAACTCAGAACTCCTAATGGCATGTACACTACACTGTTGTAAGTTGAATCTTTATCTTCCCCATACTCTTGTAGTAAATCTTGAAACTGCTTGATAACTTTAGAAACACCATCGCCAGAGTAGTGATCAACTTGACCATAAGCATTTCTAATCCTTGGACAGTAATCATCTACATTCGTAATCGTTCCAAATGTCCTACAAACCATCGGGCGATATCCATAGATAGTGCATCCACCTTTATAGAAAGCGCAATGCCTTTTTGTTTCACCATCGGCTTGCCAATCTTTGTCATGCATGGCTTCTTTCAGGCTCTCTATAACGCCTTCCATCCATTTATTTGCAAAGTCATCACCCTTGTCTTCCATCTTTAAATAGAACTCCTGTGTGAGTCTGAATGCGATATTAGAGCATTCTGCAAGTGGTATCCGTAACCCGATAACACAGCAACCACCAGAGCCTAAGCATTTAGATTCAGAACTGTTCTGCTTTGCTTCAATAAATCTAATTTGGTTATACACCATATCCAATTTAGCAAAAGTTGTAATATCTTTAGATGACACTGCTCTTTTCATTGTAATTTTCATTATAATTTTCCTTTTTTCTTTAATTCATTTTGTTTGCGCATTTCTCTGCGTCTTTGTTCTACCATTTTTTGTGC